TGTTATCTGATTGCCTAAGTTCTCTATGTAAGCAGTAGTAGCTGTAGAAGTGGGCTACCAATGGGAAATACTGAAAGCCATACCAGCAGTTTTAGCAGTGATACAAACTAATTCATCATTCTTATAGATGGTAGTTCCATCATTGTAGTTTGCATTAACCCAAATATCACCGACATCATAAACTGAATCTATAGTAGGCTGTTCAACAAACACCCTTCTTTTGCTATCCGCTAAATCTTCTGCTGCTTTGGCTTGTTCCAGTGCTGCTATAGTGTCTTTGTCCGTAATCTCTACCCAACTGTAAACACCGTTATTAAGTTCAAACCTGTAAGCCCTTCCACCAGAACCAGCTTCTTTTGAGGTGTCATAGAATATATCCTGTAAGTGTTCATTCTTCATACTGTCAGTAGTCCAGGCAGAAGCAGGTAAATTCTCCAGTGTCGGTGTATAAGCATCCATCCAGATAGTGAAACATTTATCGGATTGCTCCTTAACCTGTGCTATCCTGTTGTTAATGCTGTTAATGGTATCATTAATATCTTCACCAGTTGCCACATTGATTAACTGGGCTTCTATCACTGATTTTTCTGGGTTCAAGTCTATAAAGGGTGTAGGCAGTACATAGCTTTTTATTCCCTTGTACACCTTCATAGATAATGGTTCTAATATCAGTGCTCCCTGTCTGGTGGAATCATTTCTATTTCCAAGCTGTACAATACTATCCCCAGCCAAAGGAGCATCAGAACCAGATTCATAATCAGTCTTTGATAAGTCTATGTAGTTTTCGCCAATAGCTTCAACCAACCGCCAGAACCTTCTATTACCTATTTTCCCGTTTGCCTGTTGGGACAAATTGAAAGTCTGCATAAAAGCCTAATCATTCACGGCAAACTGGTTACTGATTATCCTTCCATCGGCATCAGTTGTATTAAAATAGCATCTGTAATAGGTATCATATTCTTCTACCTTGCTACAAATCATTCCTGCCTTTGTGCTGTAGATCTTTCCCCCTATGTGTGTGGATTCCTTCACTTCCAGACTTTCAGTAGTGAACTTTCCCCTTACATTTACAAAGTCTATATCAAAATGGTATTTGCCTTCATCATCCTAATAGATTCCAAAGCCGTTTGAATCTTTGACAAAGTTACTGGAAATCAAATCACCCAGTAAAGTAATATCTTCCAAAGTGCTGATACCCTGTGCATCTATCCCCTCCAGAAAGTGTATCAGTTTTTCAGCCGTATCTTCATTTTTCTTATTTAAAAAGTTGTCGTTTGTATATTGTAAATTGGTTGTTATCTGTTCCTGTAGATTATCCGTTACTGTAATATGTTCGTCTATCAGTCCCTTTAAAACCATACCCTAATTAGCTGATAAGGCTTTCTTGACTGAAAAGCTATCCAGTCCATCATACACATCTACTGTGTTTGTATTGTTATAAACGTATGAAACGGAATCACCACTACCACCAGTATAAACACTGCTACTGCCAGAATACTTGTATTTGTTTCTGGGTAGTTTTGGTATATAGTATCTCTTTATTTCCATAAATCAATATTCTATTAGTTTTACCCTTAATACATCAGTCTTAACATCTAATTCATAAGAATCAAAAGTAAACATCTTATTCACATTGCTTTCTTTCACCCTTGTATATGGTTTCAGCTTGTTGTTTAAAGCCAGTTCCAAAATGGCTTTGGGACTGCTGTAATGATTGTAGTACTTTTCTATCAAGTTGTTTTCCTGTATTCGGTATTCTCCCAGATTCTTGTTAAGAAGATTGTAGCAGAATGATATTTCACTATCAGCAGCCGTTTTTAAAAGCATACTGGAATAAGAAGTAATCCTGTTATCCAACTATGTGTTTATCTTAATTTCCATATCATCCCATTCATTTACATAATCTTCATTAATTACATTGGTATAAACCACATCATCCGAATTTATAGAACTGTCAAAGATGGAAACGACATTATCAGAAGCCTTATACATTACTTCCAGTTTCTTTATGTGGATAGCCTTACATTTCTATGATTCACAATCCTGCACATAGTCCTAAATCCAGTTCGGATATTTACCCAGTTCATTAGAACCGTATAACTGGAAAGTAAGTGTACCATTTAATATAAAGTCTGGTAGTCTGATAGCTATACCATCCTAACTATCCGCTATATTCATTCGCCAGCTTACAGTGTTAGTAAGTGATTTAATATCATCAAATATTTTGTCCCCTTCATCATTTATATGTACCAAATAGAACCTATCCTGTAATATACATTCGTGGTAATAATCTTCATCTATGTAGATTCTTGTACCATCACCATAAGTAGAACCTCCAGAACCAATAAAATAAACGTGTTTCCAACTCTTATAAGTGCCAGATTCCTTTTCAGTAGTAGCAGCTTCCCATTCCGCTACATTATTGGTAAATTTCCAGTCACCATCTGAATCTTTGTATTTGTACCAAGTAACACCGTCTCTGGATTCTTCCCAAACTTCATACTGGTTAGCATAATACCCTTTATTCAGTTTCCTTTGATATTCGCTTTTGTGTACCCACTTTTCACCATCATAATAGTAATCACCGATATACAACCGACAAGGGAACAAAGTATTATTATATCCGTTCCCGTGGTCTGTATTGGAATACTTCTAAGGTGAAGTTTGTAAGCAGTCATTAGCCTAATAGTTCCCACTTAATTTGTAGTCCATATTGATAATGAAGTAACCACCATTACAAATAAGATTAATGTTTTCTTTCGGATAGGTCTAACATATAAACTATGCTGTACTAAAAGTATCACCTGAATCATACATCGTAAAATAAGTAGTCCAATTCAAAGAACTGGGTTCTTCATCTGTTTCATAGTGGGCTACCTTTTGCCAGAATGAAGCATAAGGCAAATATGGTTCACCATTTACAGTGTCATATACTGTGTTATCCATCAAATCGGGTGTTATCTCATAATCCTAAATGGAAACACTACCATCAGCATTTATAATCACTCTGGAAGTGTTGTTATACCAATCATCAGACTTAAAGAAAGCATTAAGCAAAGTGTATTCTTTCTTGTTTATGGTTGCAGTGCTTTCATAGTATTTGTTACTATCTTCATTCTGATTAACCAGATTTTCCATCATATTTGGAATCATACCTTCAACTTCATACAGATTATCCTTTATGCTGATTTTGTTGTAGGTATCATCATAACTAAGGGTAGCCCCAGTTTCCTTGTAAGAATCAGCAGTAATAGTATAGACATCATACAAAGTTACTTCATCTACTGAATCATCATTAAGATTATACCTGTAGTATATCCCTTCTGTATATTCGTAATCAATAAAGTATAGTTCCGCATTATGTACCACTAATGAAAGCCCCATATACTTGCAGAACTCACTTAGTATTTCTTTATAAGTCCAAGGTGTGCTTTCCTAATCATCATCAAAGAAATTATTTTCAAACTGGTACAGAACTTTCAGTAAAGGCTGTGCCAGTGCTTCAGTGTTTTCATAGTTAAAGTTATCTGGAAAGTAGAAGTATTTGTAATATCCTGTTTTTTGCAGACATACCTTTATAATGTCGTACCAACTGGAAAAACTGTTTCCGCTTCTGCTGAATCTCAAATACTCCAAAGAACTTAAAGCGGATATAGCTTCTATTTCCAGTTCATCCAGTCCCACATATTCCTAAGTATAGATGTTAGGTGTTACATATCCAAAGAACAAAGTAACACCAGTATCTTCATTCTTAACCATTACAGAAGTTCCCTATGCCGTATTGCTATAAATGTCTGGATATATCTTTTCTGTAAGTATTCTTATGGTACAGGAATCAGCCTTTATAGGTGCAAAGATACCATCACTGGCAGAAGTAATGATTACTGGGTTATCTGCCAGTAACAGTGTCGTTATTTCCTGTTCCCCTATATCCTGTATATCAGCACCAGAAGTACCAATATACACAGATATAAGCTGGTTATCTATATTCTTAAACTATCCTTTATAAATCATACTTTACTTATTCTTTTATTATAGTTGTTAAGTACCCCTACAAGTTCATTTCCCTTTATCTTAAATTCTACTTTGCTGCTGGCAGTTCCACCAGAAGCACCATTTTCATTAAGCAGGTTAAACAGGTTTCTTTGCTGTCTGTTGTTAAGAATCATTTCACCTGCATTTACTCTGGCTAAGTTCAAATCCCCTATAGTTTGATTACCTGCAAATATACCACCTTCAGCAAAAGCAGGAATAGCAGAAGCAGCAGCAATCATAGCAGACATAGTAGCAATCTAAGCAGCAGCCAGCCCTACACCGGCAAAAGGTATGTAGGCATAAGCAGCAGTAGAACCAGCAGCCATTTCTGCCTTTAATGCCGTTGCTCTGGTAACACTGCCAGTAACAGTAGCTACAGTTTGTGCTGTTTGCCCAGCAGTAACGGCTGTAGCCTTTTCTGTTTCAGCAGCAGTAACTACAGCAGCTTCTGTAGTGGCATTAGTTATACTTGCAGCAGTTACACCCTGTTCAATGATTCCAAAGGTAGTAAGCAGTTTGTTCAAAGTCTCCCAAGCACCTATAATACTGGTTATACTGTCTATGGTGGTGAATATGGCATCAGTAATGGTAAAGAACTGTTCGGCTGTACTCATATCCTTAAAGTTTTCAAACTGGGTAAAGGCACTTACCAAATCACGAACACCACCTACAGTAGTCTTTACTGCATTGTATGTACCAGCATTTATTTCTTTTTCTAATCGCTACATCTGCTTCTGGGCATCCTTCAGCTATAGCTTATCATTAAGATTTTCGGTTGTATTCTCCAAAGATTGTAACTGGCTATCCAACTGCTTAACCAGTCCTATCAGTTCCTGTGCTCCATCAGTCTTTAACTGTAAAGCATCCGCTATATCCTGTTCTGATATTCCATCCCTAATAGCTTTAAGCCTTTGGTACTTTTCTACCACCTGTTCCAACTGTTCAGAATCCGAATCATAATCTGGATTTAAGAAGTTCCATTTGCTGTTAGTTTGGGGTGTTTCCGTTTTGGCTATACTATTTTTAATGTCTGTGGTAGTCTGTACTACTTTAGCTTCAAATTCTATCAGCCTTTTCTTCTTAGTTAATTCATTCAGTTCATCCAGTACTTTGTTCCTGCTGGCACTGTCTATGGCTAAGTTATATTCCGCTTTCAGCTTTGATAATCGGTTATCCAGATAAGCTATAGAATCAGCAGGGAACTTTAGCCTAAGTTCTATTTCTTCTTTCTGCTGTGTCAGTTGCTGAATTTCCTTTTGTATTCTGGCTCTATCTTCATCTGAAGTAACCAGTTTTATTTGATTGTTCTTTTCGCTTATTTCCTTTTCAATCTTTGCCAGTGAACCTTCTGCCAAAACTACATCTGTCTTTAACGGTTTCTTTGTTGTAGTGGCTGTAGGTGTATATGCTGTATATCCTTCAAAACTTTCAATTTTCTGGAATCCTTCTACAGCCTTGTTTGCATTGTTATACTCGTTGGCAGTCTCGTTAAATTCTCTGATTAAGCCATAAGTAGCAGCATCCAAGGAAACAAACTGTTTGGCATTGTCTTTAAGGGCTGTTAGTTCTTCATCCTTATATTTGTTCAGCATAGCATTAACTATAATGGCTTCCCTGTATTCCTATGCCAAATCTTCCATTATCTTCTTTTCTCCATCGGTGTAGTGTTTCCAGAATGAAATGTTTGTATTACCTGCTGCATCCTTATAAGTGTATCTACCCAGATTACCTACCTTTTCCTTATACTCGTCATACTGGGTTGAATACTGGTTCTTTAACTACTCCCTTTTCTATGGGTTGGTAACATCTATCTTTAGTACCTTATCCACATCTTCCATTGTAACCCTTATGTTTTCTTTGCCTATTTCAGCTTCCACTGCTGTAGTAACTGCCTTCTGCAAATCAAACTTCAGTGTTTCATTCTGTTCTATTTGTGTCTGTATGGCTTTCTGCCATTGGGCAAACCCTTCATTTCGGGCTTCTACTGGTGCAAACTTATTTTTGGCTGCTGCTTGTCCTTCCTGTATGTTTCTGGCATTTTGGGCACTGGTATAGTCAAAACTGATTCTGGTATTACCCAGCTAATCCATAGCTGAATATGCTTCCTGTGCCTTATCTATTATACCGCTTAATCCGTTCAAGAATGTTTGGAACTCTCCAGAACCCAAAGCATAAAAGAACTGATCTACACTGGTTGTTAATGCCTACATACTGCTGTCGAAGGTATCACTTAAAGTCTGGCTGCTTCTGATAGTCTTATTAAATGCTTCACCAGCAGTATAGGCTATACCAAGATAGCCAGCAAACTTTGTAATGGTACTGCCTACAGCACTGAAGCCCTTATTAAGTTTCATTCCAGTAGTTTGTAAGTTTTGTACCTGCTATGTGGATTTTTTCAAATTATCATCAAAGTTACTACTGTTCAGTAGTAATCTGGTCACTAAATCAGCCATTATATTTACTTGTATATTGTTTTGCTCTTTCTTTTAATCTCTTTACATCTTCATTACTAATGGAAGTGTTACCCTTATTATCATTGTCCCAAACAAAACTAAGAATGTCTGAAGGCTTCAGTTTCTTAGTACTGTTCACCTGTGCCAGTATGTATGCCAGTAGCCTTGTCTGTTCCCAGCTTTCCCTGTTCTTCTGGTAAAGGCTGCTTATTAAGGTTTCCAATTCGTACATCTGCATTTTGTCTAACACATAATCTGGGGACAAACCACCTTCCAGAACCAGTAATGAATATATTTCCTTAGTGGTCAAGACTTTTTTTTAATGTCCGTATCTGTAATGAAGATATTCTGTTTCTCTATTTCCTGCTTTAAGAACTTCTGGAATGTCGCTATAATGCTGTAATCTTCATCAATGGCATCAATGAAATCAGTAAAGGTCATTTCCATTTCTGGGTTATTTGCAGCCAGAATACAGTAATAGAACAAATATTCATCTGTGATAGTTTTGAGATTGAAAGCCTTACCTGTTATCTGTTCATAGATAAATAAGGCTCTTAATGTGTATTTGAGTTTATACGGTTTGTTTATAATAATTATTTCCATAGTCTGTTAAAGTTAAAAAGCCCCTTACACCCTCATTAGGTGTAAAGGGCTGTTTGATTACAAAGGATTACCACCTGTACCACTTCCAGAATCACCAGTATTTCCAGAATCAGTAGTACCATCTTTTACTAAAGCCCCAACACCTTCAAAGTTACAGGTGAAAGTAGCATTATCCCCATTAGGTGCATTTACTTCTAATGAAGTGATAATTACTTTGCCAGTCTTAGTGCCTGCACTTACAGCAGTCCAACCGTCTGTAGGGACTTCATCCAATTTGTTTTCTGCATAATCTGTACTGTTACCTTCCAAAGCAAATACAGCATCAATAGGCTATCTGGCTACCATCAAATCAAAAAGAGTATCAAAAGTTACCCCTTCACCATCATTAGAATAAAGGTTTTCTGTAGTACCGTTCCAACTCAATTTCTTAACCGATTTTGTAACCCATTTACCACCGCTATCTTTACTTGAAGTTTCTACTGTCTCTGCATTAATTGTCAGTTTGTGGCTTGTAGCAAATGCTACAGATTTTCCGTTAATAAAAAACATCAAATCACCACCATTAATTATATTTGCCATCAGTCTTTATGTTATAAGTTAAAGTCTAAATAAACGTATCATCTATATAATCTTCATCAGCATCTACTAAACTTATATCCATTATCCCCTAATATGTTCCTTTACTTAAAGCCTTAATAATTCTTTCCGCTATCTCTATACTTTCATCATATTTATCAGAAGCTACTACTATGCTTATGTATGTCGTGGTATTGATTGTGAATCTGTCTTTGCTGTTTAATGGTTCAATACCGTTTCTTCTGTAAACAATAAAAGGGAAAGTAGTATTTACATCTGCTATTAACGGATATATTTTGTTTTCCACCTTTTCCACCAAATCAGCATCATTACTTAGAATACTGAATATGGCTTTTCCTACTTGTAAATTCATTTGCCTTTATGTTTGTTGGCTACTCTTACAATAGACTAAGAAAGCAGCCTGTTCATACTATCAAACACTTCTTTTTCTTTAAGTTCTTTGGCTGTTCTGAAAAAGTAGGATGCTGTGATTTTACCCCTGCTTGCTGGTACTTTCTGCCTTCTTACTGGGTCTTTCCCCCTTACACTGGCACTGTTACTGCCTGTGGTGAATCGTTCCTATGTACCCATTTCAAAGAACTTTAATCTGAAGTCCCCCATAATGTGTACCTTTGATTCAGTCCCTTCTTTGTCGGCACTGGATTTAACACCACTTACTAAGGTCTTACCGTTCCACCAGTTTTTACTGTTGGCAGCTTTCCCCAGTCTGGATTTAAGCTACCGCTTAGTTTCCTTAGTAAGAATGTTGGCAGCACTTCTTAAAGCGTTCCTGTAGGCTTTCTTCTGTTTCCTGCTATCCAGTTCTTTGAATAAGTCCAGTACCTGTTTGGCATCTACTGTAATTGTGTCATTCATTGATTAACTCCGTTATTATTGTCTGCTTTAATGTCTCTGGATTGATACAAAGGATTCTGTACTTCTTACCCTTGTATATAATCCGCATATTCTCTGTAATAGGGTGGTAGTGTCTTACTATGAAAGTCTTTGTATAGCTGTGGATAATCTCACTGTTTTCATTAAGCCTGTTGCCAGAATCAAACCGAATATCAGCCCTTGTTAGTATATAGTCCTACCAGCTATTAGTAGTAGCACCATATTCATTTTTAATGGTTACAGGCTTCTGTATGATTATCGGATAACGTAAACTGCCAGCCCTCATTTTATTTCATAGTGTTTGTAAAGTCCTACCAGATATTCATAAGTATAGGGAATCTTAACCACAGAACCGACTGTTACAGGTTCTCTGTTGGTATATAAGTTTCCAATCATTAATAACATAGCGTGAATTACAGCAGGTGGCAAAGTCCCACCTGCTTCTAATTCTTCCAAAGCTATGTCTAAATGCTGTGAAACTGAATCCTGTGCTACAGTAATCAAGTCTGTAATATATGAATCATCCGCTACAAAATCATCATCTATAAGTAGATGTTTCTTCACTTGTTCCAAAGTCAAATACATAGCTTACTTATTATTAACAAACTGTATTAAGCTAACACTTTCTTTACAAATGCTTCTGCTCTGCGTGGTTTGGCATCAAAGTAGGCATTAATCACTAATCTTACCTTACCCTTAGCAGCCTGTGTATAAGGATCTACTGTAAGATCGATACCTCCCCATTGTCCTATTACCAAATCACTGAAGTTACCATAGATAACACCCTTATCAGCTACAGCAGAAGTACAAAGCACTGGATAACCGTTTACTTCGTTACCTTCCATAGCGAACTTACCAGAACCAGCATCAATTTTAGTAGTCTTTAAAGTGGCTTTTGCGGATGGTGATACAATGAATTTAATGTCACCTCTTACATTTTCCTTTTCTAATTCGGCTTCCATACCTACAATATCTTCGTAAGTGATAGCAGCAGAATCAGCAGAAACACCGTTCAACATACCAGCAGGCATAGTAGCAGAACCAGCTTCAGTACCTAAAATAGTTGCTTCCAATTTGTTGCTAATGGCAGATACTATATCACGTTTAAGCATTTCTTCTGCACTGTTACTGTCTTGAATCAAGAACTGCTTAGATACATCAATATATGCCGTTAATCTCTTTGGCTCTAAGTTCACTTCTGTAAATGTGCCAGCACCATCTTTGGCATCTGCTACTTCACCTTCCCAAGTGACATTTGAACCTGAATAAGCAGGAATAGAAACATTACCCTGTAAGCCTGTCATATATGAAGCACCAGCATTAACCAATACTAAATTTGCTCTTAATGGCTCTAAGATTCCTAACTTATCTTCAGCTACGTTTTCTTGTCCTGCACCTTCTACAGTAGCTTGAATATCGGCTCTTACTTCCATCGGTAATACAATCTATCCACTGTAGTTTTGTCCTGCTTTACGCATTTCAGAAATACCAGCATTAACTACTTCTTGTGCTCTTTCGTCTAATTGTCTGTTGTTGGCTACATCGTTAATAGCCTTCAATAATGAAAACTTTTCCATACTTCTTTTACTTGTTGTTTGCTTTAAATTCTCTGTTTCTATCTTTCTAATTTGTGCATCTGTTTCTTCTATCTCTTTAAGGATAGATTCAAATTCTGCCTGTTCCCCTTCATTCAATTTTCTTACAGCAGTTTCAGCACCTGCTATCAGTTCTTCTGCCTTCTGTTTCAGTTGCTGTTTCTTATCCAATAACTCTAATGTGTTCATACCAATTTCTTTTTAAGTTCATCAAAGTAAGATTTAAGCCCTTCAGATTCCATATCCTGCATCTTTCTTACCGCTACTTTTGTATCTGGGTAGGCTTCTTTATATACAGGTGATACATCAAACAATTCTTTGAAGCTATTGATAGTCCGTAAATAACTGCCATCATCCTTTTTAATCCAAGTGTCTTTTTCTACAGTGAAGGCAAAGCTACTGGTACTAATATCACCTCTCTTAATGCCTTCTAACAGTTCATCCCCCAAAGCTGTATTAGGTGCTTCAAATCTGTACATAAGTCCAATGTCATCTACCATCAGTTCCAAACTGCCTTCACCAAACTTGCTTCTGGCTAAAACACCTCTATCTTCATTGTGATTAAGAAGGCAAAGAATATCAGATTTTTCTATAATGCCTTCCAAAGCTGTAGGTTCTATCTATTCCGTGAACCCTCCTAAGTCTCTGGATTCAGCATTAAATACAATAGCATAGCCTTCTATGGTTCTGCTATCTTCTTTTAATGGTTCAATTTTAAAGCTGCGTGTTTCCTTCATCTTTAATGTTATTTGTTGCATTTTCCAAAGTTTGTACGTTCACTTGTACAAAGGTCTTATCTCCATTCTCCAAGGCTGGCAAATCCAATTCCCTTCTAATCTCATTAGGTGCTATCACTCCAATCTGGAATAGTGTATTATAATAACTGGCTAAACTTGCTTTGTCGGCTCTAAGCAGTACAGAAGTATCAAATCTTACTTCTATATTCTTTCTTTCGGATGGTTTATACAGTTTCCGTTCAAATTCCAGTTCAATCTTTTCTAATAAGGGTGCTAAGGTGTCAGTGAGGAAAGCCAGTTGTGTAGCTTCTACTGTACTGTAACTGGATTTACTCAAATCAAATGCTTTAACTGGTGATACCCCAAAGAACCTGCAAATATCAATTACGTTAAATTCTCTGGTTTCTAACAGTTGTGCATCAGCAGGGTTTACTGTAATGGGCTAAAAGTCCATATTTCCTTCAAGTACTGCTACTCCGTTGGGTGTACCAGTGGTAGGACTAAAAGCAGTCTGCCAGCTTGTTTTTAAGTCTGTTTTCTGTTTGCCAGTTAATGTACTTTGTACTTTCAATATACCAGCCAGATTTGCACCACCTTTGAAGAATCCTGTAGCGTGGGCTTCACTGTCTGCTGAAAGTCCTAAAGTCTGCCTTGCGTGGGTTAATGTACTGATACCCTTAATGCCATCATAACTAAAGTTAAGAAGGTGTATCATATTACAGGGTTCTACCAGCCCTTTGATACCTACCACACTGTATTTGATACCGTTCTTTACTTCAGTAATGGTAACATATTCTGAAGGGATATACTATAGGGATATAGCATCACCTTTATTATCTCGTTCTATATAGGCATATCCATTACCATTTAGTAATACACTTACTACCAAAGTCTTTATAAAGGTAAATCTGCTCATTTTGCCGTTTGGCTCTTTATTAAGCAGGTAGTAAGTAGGATGATCCACAAATTTCATCTTATAGCCAAACTTATCTTTGTAATATGGTTCTAATGGTAACTGGGCTACAGAATCGCTGATTACATCTACACACCTGTAAACTGTAGATAAAAGCATAGCCTTATTAGTGCTGTAACTACCATTACTGTTATACATCAAAGAATCAAAGAAACTACGTTCTTCTACTACTGGCTGTTTGTTCCAATTAATTTCTAAGTTACCTATCTTCATTCAAATAGTTGTTATTTCATTACTGTAATGTGGGATTCTAAGGTACATTCCTAATGCCTGTATCATAGCTATTACCCCATCTATCTTTTTCTTATCTATTGCCTTATTCGGTTTTACATTACCGTTATAATCGGATTTAAGCACTACATTTCTGAAACAGAATCGGGTAATCTCATTATTATCAATTACAGCCCTATCAGACATAACCAGCCGTTCCAGTTCCCTTGTCGGCATATTGAAATTACCTAATGTTTGCGGATATTCTTCTAATGGCAAACCTTCTGCTGTGGCATCTATAGCCCATTGTGTTGCATTGTATTTGTCATACCCTACAGCCTGTATATTCACTATTTCTGCATACTTCATAATGTCATTAGTAATGTAGTCATAATCCGTAACATTTCCACTGGTCACAGTTAATATCCCTATCTGCTTCCAGTATTTATACAATTCTTTGTCTGCCTTTTCAATAAGTGCCGATTCTGGAAGATAATAGTGGGTTTTCCAGTAATATTTG